TTAATAATAGAAGAACCTCACCGTATTACGCTCCTTATCATAAACGATTCTTTTTACAATAGTCCTTAAAGCAGTCCCTTTAAACGTGTTATCGGTATCTGGGTCGGATAATATTTCATAAGCACTTTTGATTTTCAACAGCTGCCGGCTGTTTTTCTTACCGACATTATCAACCAGTTTTCTTTTTATATCATTATATTGTCTGTCTAATTCCATTCTTTCGCTCTCTAAGCGCTCTTTGCTGCATTTATATTCCTCTATGGAATCAATTCCTTTTTCGTATGCTTCCTTAATTCTTGCCAGCTTAGCCGCATTCCTCAGACGGGCTGCTTTATTTTTTTCTGCTTCGTCATCCTTTATTAAATCTGGCTTCTTTTTATATTCACATTCTTGTTCCCCAAAATCAAGGACATTTTTTAAGGACTCCAGAATAAGAGTCTCTGCTTTGCTTACGGTAATACTACAGGATTGGGAGTGAGTCCCCTTGGCATACCGCCAGCATTGAAAATAACCATTTTTAAGATTTGTTTTACCAGCTCTGTTGCACCCCAGGCTTGCCCCGCAATAACCACAAGTCAGGAGACCTGAGGCCCAATGCCCGCAATCGGAGCTTTCTCTTCTGTTTCTGGGGCGAAATTCCCTTTGAAACCGGCTCTGATTGTCATGAAAAACAGAGGTCACGGAGCTTCTTACTTCATGAGACCCATGAAAGGATATGTCTTTCCATTTGACAATCCCGTTATAAAACTGATTGGTCAATATACGTTCGATGGAACGTCTGTCAAATGAATTTCCTCTCTTGGTCAAATACCCTCTTTCGTTCGCTTCTCTGGCAATGGAAGATAAATCCATGCCGTTATGGTAGGATTGGTGAATGAATTCCACAATTTTATATTCTTCCTCCTGAATAAGAAACGGCTTTCCACCTCCCCGGGCAGTATAACCAAGGCAAGGGGTAGTCTGATATCCTTCCCTTAGGGCCTTTTCTGTCATGCCCCGCGTTACCTCTCCGGAGAGATTAAATGAGTAGTACTCATCAAACCATTCAATAATGCTTTCAATCAAACGTCCGAACATGCCTTCCATAATAGGCTCTGATACACTTTTGATGGTTACCCCGCATTTCTTACGGAGAACACTTTTGTAAAAGGTACTTTCCTCCTGGTTTCTTGCAAATCTGGAAAATTTCCATAGATAAAGATACTGAAAGGGAGAGGGCTGTGATTTTGCAATGGAAATCATTCGCTGAAATTCTTTCCGATTATCAGCACGGCGGCCGCTTACTCCTCTTTCTTCTATAAAAATATATTCTTTTGGAATAATAATACCATCTGCTTTTGCAGCCTTCATAATTTCTCTTACCTGAGCAGCTGGTGATAATTCAGTCTGATCATTGGTGCTTACCCTTACATAAGCAGCCCCGGTTTCATTGGATTCATATCTTTTCAATCTATAATCACTTCTTTCTGCTTGCCCCGTGGAAAATGGCGAAACAAGTACAATCCATGTCACATACATTTTATCAGGAAGGGGCGGAGATTATGAATAAAATGCCGGTAATAGAAAATTACATAGAAATAAATGGTAAAACGATTCTTATAGATTCATTGCCAAAGGAAAAAAGAGAGGAAATAGCAGAAGTGCTACAGGACAAATTTATGGAATCCATGGGATATCAGCGTATTAAGACACTAAAATAGGTTAAATGGAGGAAGCCGGCAGAATGATACCATCCTGCCGGCTGAGTATGAAAAAGTTTTGAATAAAAGGGTTATTACCTTCTATACATGTTAATATACAGGTTATATGTGTTGATAATTTGTAGAAAATGTGATGTTTTAGTGAAATAGATGATGCAAATGGTGGAGTCATTTCCTCCAAGGAATAGGATTGTATCAAAGGGGCCAAAATGTAATGAGTAGAGAAAATTTGATGTGGGATTAAAGGAGGAAAAACGTGAAAAGGACAGTGGTATTTGACTTTGATGGTGTGATCCATAGCTATAAACAGCGTTACGTAAGTGCGGAAGTGATACCGGATGAGCCGGTAGAAGGAATCAGGGAGGCCATCCATAGCATCAGAGCTGCAGGCTATGACGTAGTGGTCGTCTCTTCCAGGGCATCAAGTGCAGAAGGAAAAAAGGCAATTGAAGAGTATTTAAAAGAGTACAAGATCCAGGTGGATGATATTAAATGGGAAAAGGTTCCAGCCATCTGCTATATAGACGACAGAGCTATTTGCTTTCAGGGAGATCCATCTACACTGTTAAGCCAAATACGTTCTTTTAAACCCTGGAATAAGAAATAAGGAAAGCCCTGGAACACTTGACCAGGGCTGTTATCTATGTATTAGAATTTTTCGTGCAGTTCTGAAATGGTAATAAAAATTCTGGTATTCCTGTTGAGTATGGGGCTATGTCATACTGCTGATAATAAATGACGATTCCCTCAGGTGTCACGTAGAATCCTTCTATATTAAAGTTCCCCTGTATTAGAGAAGGGTAATCTTCAAAATAGGTAGAAGGTTCTTTTTCCAGACGATCTGTTACCTGCCTGCTGATTTCAGCAAGAATGGATTCCATAAACATAGGATCATCAGGAAAATAATCAGAAAGACTGAGGCGTTTCCCTGTTTGAAAGTCCCAGGTCTCAGACGTTCTCTCTGTAGTTCCATGGGCTCCGCCCAAATACGTATAATAATCAGTATAGAGACTAACGATACAGTTATTGTTGTATGTAATTTGATAGATGGAAAGAACTTCATAGTTGTTAAATGGGTAATTATTTTCCTTTTGATACTTTGCCTGCTCCACTGCCTCCTTATAAAGTGTGGTACGAGCGTAATTCTCTTTTTGTTTCGCCTGAAATCTATAAAAGTTGTTAATCCTCCAGGCAGTTGTGTAACCACAGGTGGTAGTAAAGTATGGATAGTGAATTGTATAGGTAAGAACAGGGATATCCTCATAATAAAGGGTATCTGCAAGTGTCTTATTCGTAATCGTCTGCATAAATGCCTCGCAAAGGAATGTTTCTACAATATATGGATAAGTTTAAAAGATTATGAGTTTTTGTTTTACATAATTCCCTGTCAACGGGACAGACTAATTATGAGGTGATGATTATGAAAAAAGAAGAAGAAAAAGCCAAAGCACAAGAAAATGCGAAAAAAACAGACAACAGGCCTGAGACCTTCCAAAACCACTGGGAAACCGGTAAGTTTCTAGGTCCCAATACCCTAAGATATGAAGAGAACCGTAAACAATATGAAAATGAGGAATAAAGACAAGCAGGAGGAAGTCCATTAAAAACTTCCTCCTGTTTGCTTTCAATATCTGTTTTTGAACTCAGGTGGACCCGATGGAGAGATAAGTGCCTCCTTGCGATATCTTTCTCAAAGATATGCTATGCCGTATAAAGAGTGTAAAGGCCTTTTAACGGATATCGGGACGGAAGAATTGGTACTCAATAGATATCAGTAATAGGCATCAAAAATCCCGAAAGGGTAATTTTAGGTATACGTCGAGAGTGAAGGAGTCAACTCCTTGGCCAAGGCGTGTACCTTTTTTTGTTTTTGTGTAATATACATGGTCTACCACTTGTTTTAAAAGAGTATTCTTCCTGAGAGGATCTTCTGTTTCAGAATAGGACTTAAGTACGTTTTCAAAATGGGGGACAAACTCGTCTTTTCTGATGATGCGTTCTTCTATATCTGAAATTTCTTTTTCCAAAGTTTCTATGGACCTTTGATTGTCAGCAATTTTTTTATTCAAATCAGCAGACCGTTTACGAAATAATTCTAAAGAATACAGTTTCTGTTCAAAATAGTCGTAGATTGATTCTAGCTGTTTATTTAATACATTGGATTCGTTTATATAGTTTGCCATGATTGCTTTCCTACGCTCTAATACTTCACCCCAGTCACCGGAGTTCTCACACTTGATTTTAACTTTATATTCTTTTAGGGTATCATTAAGAAACTGTAACAGCCGTTCTTCCACTAGGTAGTAAAAGGATCCGACAGTGGGGCAACCATGAGTTTTACAAAGAATCGTTTCACTGGGATTCTTTGCTCCTGCAGGGCGGCGATATAAGGTCTTCTTACATTCAGTGCAGTAGATCAGGCCTGCAAGTGGAGATTTAATAGTGGAAAAATTGGTGGGACGGAAGTTGGCATCTATTTTTCGTTTGGCGGAATAGAATGTGTTTTCTTCAATAATTGGTGGATGCAAAGCGTCAAAAAATTCAGCATTAGTATTAACAGGGCGTGAACGCTTTACCGTACCATTTTCGATAGTTTTTACTTGTTTTCGTTTGCCGACTTCCAATTTACCTATGTAAGCGTAATTTTTTAAGATTCCTTTTATTACAGTAGTCTCCCAATGATCTGATTTACGGGGAGGTATATTCATATCATCAAGAAGATGGGCTATCTGGGTAGCCCCAATGGGGAGATTGTCTGATTCTGGAGTGCCTTCGGTAAAAAGTTGAAAAATAAACTGGACGACTTTTGATTCTTCTGGGATAGGAGACAAGGTAAATCCCTTTTCATGAGAGAGTTTAACTCGTTCGTATCCGTAAGGAGCAACGTTACCAATCCACTTTCCTTCCTTCGATGATGTGCGCCGGCCGTTTTGCAAGCGTCGATTGATCACCTTGTATTCCCGGCGGCTCATGAAGAGTCCAAATTCAGCGTATTCCTCGTCGAATTCATCATTGGGATCGTAAGTTTTCATTGGGGTAATTATCTTGGTATTTCCGTATTTGAAGGTTTCCATGATGAGGCCCTGATCTCTGGTGTCTCCACGGGCCAGACGCTCCAGCTCCACGACAAGGACGCCCTCTGGCTGTTCGCTTTCTATATCGGCAAGCATGCGCATCATCTCTGGCCGGGCAGCTATTGTTTCACCAGATACTACTTCACGGTATACCTGAGAGATAGTTATTTTTAACTGCGTAGCCAGTTCTTTTAATCGGTTTTCATGTCTCGCCAGTGTTTCACCTTCTCCATGGGATTCCGCTTCCCGGTCCTCTCTGGATTTACGAAGATACATGTAATAGATTCCTGTTGGGTCAAGCATTATATCATCTCCTTATATAGTTTACTTGAATTTGGGTACAAAAATACGCCCTCTTGTCAGGACGCATTGAAAATGATATAATCTGTTTGGGAATGATTGTATCTTTTCGGTATGTCCGACGAGATAGAGTCTCTAGAAAAAGCCGTTCGGTACTCCAATACCGTTCGGTTTTTATTGTTTTATTGGCTAATGGCAACTATTGCAGAATTTAAATCATCTGTTTTTGTCAAATCTCCTGAAATACTATCCAATTCATAGCCGTTATCTTTTTTAGTGACAATAAACTCAATGAGAGCTGTACCATCTTCGGCAAGATATTTAATGCCGATTTTTTCATAAGGCATACCTTCGATAGCTTTAGTATTAAGCAAACTATTAGCTCTTTTAAAATTTTTCCATATTGTAGATATAGAATCTACAGAACTAGTATAGTTGCCTGGTACAATGCACTGCATATATTTAGAATTGTCCATGAGAGATATACAATCATCTCCAAAGGCTGTTTTAGCCCAAACAGTAGGATATAATGTGTCTTCTTCATTTGTTTTCGCTTCAAGCTCATCACGATATTTTGATAATTTATCGCATTGATCTTGCAGTTCTTCTTTTTCCGTGACGAGTGCATTATACTTTTCTTGTGATACTCCATTACTGCAGGCCGATAGTGATAGTGTTAATAGTAGTGCGCAAATAAATAATCCCTTTTTCATACTCATTCCTCTTTATCTTTAGTATTTATTAAAAAGCCATTGGCCATTTTAATTCTTAGATTTCCAATTTACTCTTAGTACAAAACCGACTATCCAATAAATGCCACCAGTGAAGCAACCAAGAATGAAAATCCAGAACCATCTTAGATACCATGGGATTGGTCTTTTACTAGTTGTGCAGCTATTCACAGCAGTAGCACTGGAACTGGAGGAAGCGGAGTTATTGATTATGATAGGTGTGTCGTTTCCTGCTAGCTTCTCTACTTGCTTTCCACATTTTGTGCATACTACACAATCTGAGTCAATTACTTCTCCACAGTGTTTACAAAATTTTGTATTACTCATACTCATTCCCTCTTTCTTATGTATTCATTAATAAGCCATAGGCTATTAATCTTCCATTTACATGTATTTTATTATTTTATTCATTAAAGAAAGCATCATCATGCTTTTTCATTTCTTCAGTAGTTTCTATATCTGTGCGTTCATGCGATGCAAGCGGCATGAGGTGTGATTTGCCTTCTTCCGAATTGAGCGTTGGTACTTTTGACTGATTTGTTTTTTTGCAACGATTATATTCCATATCTAGGACAGTATCTACTGTGTGTTTCCCTTTTTCATCTATGTAATGGTATTTGAGTAGAAGATTTTGGTCTGGTTTTGAAGTTGGCTCGTGTTCCGTAGTTTCTTCCCAGCCCATTAAATAAGCAGGGGAAGTTTCAAGTGCCTCTGCTACCTTTGCTATTTTATCTCGTTTCATATTTGCAATTATTCCGTTTTCCCATTTTCGTACGGTGCTTTTCCCAACCCCTACTTTGGTTCCTAACTCTTCTAATGTCATTCCCCTTTTTATTCTTAAATCGTAAATCTTTTGACCCATGTCCATTTCTAATCACCTCTTTTTTGGATAGGTCAATTATAACGTATTTGTGTCATTTACGCAACAATAAAATATTAAAAGCTAATAAAAGTGTCCTAAAAGACAAAAAAAAGTGTTGACTGCAATGAGATTATGTGATAGATTTTAAGTGTCCCAAAAGACACGGAAAGGAGGATTGACGGTATGGATAAATTTAGATTGGAATATGAGATGAAATCCAAAGGCATCACAATTGAAGTTTTGTGTAAATCGCTTGGAATAAGTCGTTCAGCTTTTTATAGAAAATGCAATGGCTTATCTAATTTTACTCAGAATGAAATTCAGCAAATTGTTGATTTTCTTGGTCTGAAATCCCCAATGGGAATTTTTTTTAAGGAGAATGTGTCCTAAAAGACACGATAGGAGATGTGAGAGGATGCCAGAGAACTTAGAAACTTTAAGCCTTGATACAAAAACAGGCGAATTTTTAATTAATGGAGAGAAAGTTGAAAGTGCTACATACATGCAATTAACATTTGATTCCGGTAGATGGGACTTGGTAGTTCATCAACGAAAATACTATGGGATTACCGGAGAGGCTGTAGTAGACGGTACCCGTACAGTAACTATAAGAGAAAGGCTGTAAGTAAGCAACAAGTACAACCGTTGCGGCATAGGCTTAAAAGAAAGGTAGGTGTTACATATGGTAGTTCTTGAAAAAAAGATTGGCAATACAATTATTCGTGCTCATGATGACTGTTTTGTTAAGACAGAGGAAGAGCGTCAGCAGATCCTTGATAATATCGGTCATATCGCAGCTAGTATATATCGGGACAAAGAACAAAAGGATGAAACCGGTTAAGGCCGGTATTTAAGGACAAGCCTTTTGAGAAAGGAGACATATGCAGAAGTATTTTACAAACGTGAAGGATTTTAAAGAAGTAAGCAAACACCCTCTAAAGGATAAGATAGTTTGTTATATACGTATGACACTGATTTTTGTTATCAGTATGGCAGCTATGCTCGCAGTTTGTGGGGCATTGGAAGTGATGTGAGAGGAGATGGAGAGCAATGGTACTTGAAAAATGGATACTGAACGAGTTGGAGGACATGCCGGTTGATGTGTTAGAGGATTCTGTTAAGAATGGGCTGTTCAAGCCATTACTGATTAATGATGGACATATTATAGGCTGTGAGAATGCAGAAACCCCAGGAGCGGCAACTCCCAGGGAATCGAAGTAACTCGTAAATCATTCACACCCCTATTGTAAGGGATTTATTGGAGGAAATCAAGATGTCTATGAAAATCAATCAATTAGAGATTGAGAACGTTAAGCGCATCAAGGCCGTAAAGATTGAACCAACGGCAAACGGCCTGACCATCATCGGAGGCCGTAACAACCAGGGAAAGACCTCTATACTGGATTCCATTGCCTGGGTGCTTGGCGGGGACAAGTTCCGTCCCTCACAGGCTCAGCGTGACCAGTCAGTGATTCCACCTAACCTGCGAATCACTATGAGCAACGGTCTTGTGGTTGAAAGGAAAGGCAAGAATAGCGCCTTGAAGGTCACAGATCCAAAAGGACAAAAGGGAGGTCAGCAGCTTCTTAATGATTTTGTGGAACAGTTTTCCTTGAACCTTCCTAAGTTCATGGAATCCGGTTCTAAGGAAAAGGCTCAGATCCTACTTAAGATTATCGGAGTAGGAGACAAGCTGCTTACATTAGAGCAGGAGGAGCAGGAAAAGTACAACGAGCGTCTTACCATTGGCCGCATTGCAGATCAAAAAGAAAAGTATGCCAAAGAACAGCCAACCTATAACGACGCCCCGGTAGAGTTAGTATCTGCTTCCGATCTAATTAAGAAGCAACAAGATATTCTGGCGCAGAACGGCGAGAACCGAAGGAAACGGGAACGGCTTCACCAGTTAGAACAGGAAGACCAGAGACTTATGGAGCAGATCCAGGAATTACTGAAAAAGCAGGAAGCAGTCCGGGCCGATCTATCCATTGCTAGAATGGACGCCAAGGACTTAGAAGACCAATCCACAGCCGAACTGGAGCAGAGCATTTCCGATATTGAGGAAATCAACCGTAAAGTGCGGGCGAATCTTGATAAAGAAAAAGCCGAGGACGACGCCAGGGAATACCGCAGACAGTATGACCAGTTGACTAAGCAGATTGACGAAACCAAGAAGGCTAAAAATGAACTTTTAAAAACGGCCGAGCTTCCCCTTCCGGAACTGTCTATAAAAGATGGGGAGCTGATTTATAAAGGTCAGCAATGGGATAACATGTCTGGATCTGATCGATTAAAAGTAGCCACTGCCATAGTCCGCAAACTTAATCCAGAATGTGGTTTCGTCCTTCTGGATAAGCTGGAGCAGATGGATCTTGAAGTATTGAAAGAGTTTGGAGAGTGGCTGCAAGTAGAGGGCTTACAGGCTATTGCTACCAGGGTAAGTACTGGGGAGGAATGTTCCATTATTATTGAAGATGGATATGTGGCAGGCCAGGAGCACCCAATCATAGAAGATAAAAAGACAGAATGGAAGGAAGGAGTATTTTAATGCAAATTGTAAGAGGGAAATTACCAGGAGCGAAGAAAGTTGTTGTATATGGCCCCGAGGGGATTGGGAAGTCAACTTTTGCCGCACGTTTTCCGGAACCGGTATTTATTGATACTGAAGGCAGCACCAAAGATATGGATGTCGCAAGGTTTCCGGAGCCAAGTAGCTGGACCATGATTTTAGAACAGGTCTCAGCGGTAATCCGGACGCCAAATGTCTGCAAGACTTTAATTGTCGATACTGCGGACTGGGCAGAAATGCTCTGTACAACCAGTGTTTGCACGAAGAATCAGAAAAGCAGCATTGAAGATTTTGGCTATGGAAAGGGATATACATATATTCAAGAAGAGTTCGGTAAGCTCCTAAACCTCCTTACTGACGTGGTAAAAGTCGGAATTAATGTTGTCCTTACGGCTCATGCCAAAATGCGGAAGTTTGAACAGCCGGATGAAATGGGAGCTTATGACCGGTGGGAAATGAAACTGAGCAAAGGTGTAGCGCCTATGGTAAAGGAATGGGCGGATATGGTCCTGTTCTGCAACTATAAGACTATGGTTGTAAATGTAGACGGACAAGGCACTCAGAAAGGCAAGAATAAAGCCCAGGGCGGCAGGCGCGTCATGTACACGACCCATCACTCCTGTTGGGATGCTAAAAATCGGTATGAGCTTCCTGATGAAATTTCATTTGATTACGAAGCGATCCGTCATATTATAGAAAGTTCCGATGCAGGAATGCCCGTTTCGGAAGAAAAGAAGACAACACCCCCGCCAGAACAGCCAAGGCAGGAAGAAACTGGGAGTACTGTCAGCAAGGTCAAAGAAGAGCCTCCAAAGGAAGAGAAGGCAGCTCCATCGGTGGATACAAAGTCAGAACCTATAAATCCGCCAGATGTAAATGTGGACGTACGCATCCCGAAAGCTCTTCGTGATTTGATGATACATAATCAAGTGGACGAGTGGGATATCCAGAATGTCGTTTCTGCAAAGGGATACTTCCCAGCAGATATGAAAGTTGCTGATTATCCGCAGGATTTTATTTCCGGGGTATTGGTAGGAGCCTGGGATCAGGTGTATGCAATGATTAAAGAAATGAAAGAAACTGACAGCTTAGTATTTAATTAATTAGGAGGAATGAAAAATGGCAGATTATAAAGAATTAGGTTGGGATGATGAAGTTGAAAGAGGAGAAGGGGGCGGCGATTTTGTCCTCCTTCCTCCCGGAGATTATGAGTTTACAGTGGAATCGTTTGAACGGGCCAGACACCCAGGAGGAGAAAAGTCTCCAGAGTGCAACAAGGCCGTTCTAAAGCTAAGAATTGACAGTACAGAAGGAACTGCGCTGATTACAGAAAGCCTGCTTCTTTATGACAAGATGCAGTGGAAAATCGCAGAATTCTTCCTTTGCATTGGTGAAAAGGAAGTGGAGGGCAAGGTAAGAATGAACTGGCCAACTGTTCCCGGCTCTAAAGGAAAGGCAACCATTGAAGTAGTTCCAGGAAGAGATGATCCGAGTAAAAAGTTCAATCATGTGAAGAAATATCTACCTTACGCACCAAAGAGCTTTACAGCAGGGACATTTTAACTATGGAGCTTAGACCATATCAGTCAGAGGCAAGGGCTGCAATCTTTGAGGAATGGGACAAGGGCGTCAAGCGGACGCTCCTTGTACTCCCAACCGGATGTGGGAAAACAATCGTATTTGCAAAAGTGACAGAGGATTGTGTACGCAGAGGAAACCGGGTATTGATCCTGGCGCACCGTGGGGAGCTTTTGGAACAGGCAGCGGACAAGATTGGAAAAGCTACGGGCCTGGGGTGCGCCACGGAAAAGGCAGAAGAAACCTGCCTGGGTAGTTGGTTCCGGGTTGTTGTCGGATCAGTCCAGAGCCTCACCAGAGAAAAGAGGCTGAAACAATTTCCGGTAGACTACTTTGACACCATTATCATTGACGAAGCACATCATTGTCTATCTGACAGCTATCAAAAGATCTTAGAATATTTCAAAGGGGCCAATATCCTGGGCGTGACTGCAACTCCGGACCGTGGAGATATGCGGAACTTGGGGGAGTGTTTTGACAGTCTAGCTTATGAGTATACACTTCCAAAAGCAATCAAAGCCGGGTTTTTATCTTCAATCAAAGCCCTGACTCTTCCCCTGCAGCTTGATTTATCCGGTGTGGGTATGCAGTCTGGTGACTTTAAATCTGGAGATATCGCGACCGCACTGGATCCATACCTCTATCAGATCGCAGAGGAAATGGAAAAGTACTGTAAGGAGCGGAAGACGGTTGTATTCCTTCCTCTAGTAAAAACAAGCCAGAAGTTCCGGGATATTTTAAATGAAAAGGGATTTAGAGCTGCGGAGGTAAACGGGGATAGCAAGGACCGGGCAGAAGTCCTAGCAGCTTATGACCGAGGAGACTATAACGTCTTATGCAATTCCATGCTACTGACGGAAGGGTGGGACTGCCCCAGCGTTGACTGCATTGTAGTGCTTCGACCTACAAAGGTGCGCAGCCTTTACAGTCAGATGGTTGGACGAGGTACACGGTTGTTTCCCGGTAAGGAGCATTTACTATTATTAGATTTTCTATGGCATACCGAACGCCATGAGCTGTGCCATCCCGCAAGCCTGATCTGTCAGGATGAGGAAGTAGCCCGGAAAATGACGGATAACATCGAAAAGGCCGGCTGTCCGGTTGATATTGAGGAAGCGGAAAAACAGGCCGCCGAAGATGTGGTAGCCCAAAGAGAGGAAGCTCTTGCAAAGAAACTGGAAGAAATGAAGAAGCGCAAGAAAAAACTGGTGGACCCGCTACAGTTTGAAATGAGCATTCAAGCAGAGGATTTATCCGGATATGTTCCTTCCTTTGGGTGGGAAATGGCTCCACCTTCCGATAGCCAGAAACGAGAGTTAGAGAAGCGCGGAATTATGCCTGATGAAATTGACAATGCAGGAAAGGCCAGCCTGATTTTAGAGCGTTTGCACAAGCGGCAAGACGAAAACTTAAGCACACCAAAACAAATACGCTGTCTGGAGAAGTACGGCTTCCAACATGTTGGAACATGGAATTTTGATAATGCCAAAAACATGATTGACCGTATCGCAGCGGCAGGATGGCGCGGCGCACCTCAGGGAGTGAATCCCCGTGAATATATACCGGAATAAGGAGACTTGAAACATGGATAGTACATATGACCTCATGGAGGTCCTAAATCATATAGACCCGTCAGAGCTGGACTATCAGGACTGGATTAATGTAGGAATGGCTCTGCATCATGAAGGGTATTCCGTTGATACGTGGGACCGTTGGAGCATGAACGACCGACGCTATCACGCCGGGGAATGTGAAAAGAAATGGCGGGGCTTCCACGGGGCCGGTACTCCGGTGACAGGTGGAACCATTGTCCAGTATGCCAGAGATCAGGGATGGACACCACCTTACAATCCCGGTACTGCCCTTGACTGGAACGATACAGTTTCAGCGGAAGGAGTTGTTATAGATGGCAGCTGGGTAGAAGGAAGGGAAGTTTTTGAGCCCAGGCATTGGGAGCCGGCACGGGAGCTCATAAAGTACCTGGAAACCCTTTTTGAAGCAGGAGAAAACGTTGGCTATGTTGTAAAAAGTTATAAGAAAGAAGAAAAGGGCAAGGAAAAATGGGTTCCTGCGGATAAAGGAGCCTATGGCCGGACCGCAGGGAAACTGATTGAACTTCTTTCCCAATGTAATGGTGATATTGGCAGCGTATTAGGCGATTACGACCCGGAAGGAGGTGCCTGGATCCGCTTTAATCCTTTGGACGGAAAAGACGTAAAGAACGACAATGTCACTGATTTTAAATATGCCTTAGTGGAATCGGATTCCATGGAAATTGAAAAGCAGCACGCTATTATCCGGGAACTGGAATTGCCAGTTGCCTGTCTGGTGCACAGTGGAGGAAAAAGTCTCCACGCCATTGTAAGGGTTGACGCCGTAGACTACACAGAGTATCGCAAGCGGGTGGATTATCTATACGAGATCTGCAAGAAGAATGGCCTTGCTATTGATCAGCAGAACAAGAACCCTTCCAGACTTTCCAGAATGCCTGGTGTTATGCGAGGGGGTCAGAAACAGTTTATTGTTGATACTAATATAGGAAAAGAAAGCTGGACGGAGTGGAAAGAATGGATTGAGTCCATTAATGATGATTTACCAGATCCGGAAAGCCTAGATGATGTGTGGGAGAATCTTCCGGAGCTGGCGCCGACTCTGATTGATGGAATGCTGCGTCAGGGCCATAAGATGCTAATTGCAGGACCGTCAAAGGCGGGAAAGTCCTTCCTCCAGATAGAAATGTGCATTGCCATAGCTGAGGGTAAAAAGTGGCTTAACTGGGATTGTACGCAGGGAAAGATTATGTATGTGAACCTGGAGCTTGACCGGGCCAGTTGTCTCCATCGTTTCAAGGATGTATATCAGGCCCTTGGGTGGCAGCCAAACAACCTTAAAAACATTGATATTTGGAACTTACGTGGAAAGTCCCGGCCAATGGATAAGCTCGCCCCTATGCTAATCCGCAGGGCGGCTAAAAAGAATTACATAGCCATTGTGATTGACCCGATCTACAAGGTCATTACCGGTGACGAAAACAGCGCAGATCAAATGTCTAACTTCTGCAATCAGTTTGATAAGGTATGTACAGAGCTTGGCGTGGCGGTGATCTACTGCCATCATCATAGCAAGGGAAGCCAGGGCGGGAAAAAGTCCATGGACCGGGCCAGTGGATCCGGTGTATTTGCCAGAGATCCGGATGCGCTCATTGATCTTATCGAACTGGAAACAACCGAAGAATTGATGAAACAAGAGGAGAATAAAGCAGTATGTGACGCCTGTAGACAGTACCTTGATGCACACTTTAAATGGGAAGATGATCTGTCTCAGGATGATTTATGCAGTAGCTTTCAGATGATGAATTACTGCAAAGAGAAGCTGGACAAGTGGCAAATGGCAGCCTTAGAGCGCAACATCGAAGCTGCCAAAGCCAAAGTAAAGGGCATGACCGCATGGAGAATAGAGGGAACGCTCAGAGAGTTTTCGAAGTTTGAACCGCAGAATCTCTGGTTTAATTATCCGATTCATGTAGTGGATCAGTCTGGAGTGTTAGGAGACATTCAGCCGGAAGCAGAGCAGGCGCCCTGGCAAAGGGGAAGTGCTAAGAATAAAAAGAACGCCAAAAGCCGAAAAACAGACCGGAAAGCAGCTCTGGAAGAAGCGATTGAGGGTAGCAATTTTGGAGAAAAACCGTCGGTAAATGATGTGGCGAAATACCTTGGAGTTTCAGAAAGAACAGTCCGAGACAGGGTAAAAGAGCATGGTGGATACATAATTGAAGAAGGTCTTATTCAGAAAAGTGATGAAAAGCAAGATACGGGAAAGCCTGAATGACATGGAATCCCCGTCAACGGGTATTTTACGGGGAACGCATAAAAACAGACTTCCCCGTAAAAGGATAAAAGTGCGGGGAAGTCTTAAAATAAGGAATCCCCGGAGTGCGGGGAAGACTCTATATTATAATATAACATTTTCCCCCGTTACACGTGGTCATGGGGTAGGAAAGGACGGGTCTAAGTTAACACCCGTCCCCTCCCTTCCCCTTCCCATGACAGGGCGATTTTCAAAACAACAAAAAACTTAGTACGTTAAAAGGATAGAGAGGTGAAGCGAGTGCCGGGAGAGAAACGAAGTAAGTTATTAAAGGTTGCAAAAAAGATGCCACCGTTAAAACACTCTATACCGGAAGAGGATTTTAATATTCAGCACAGCGAGGTTTTGATGTGGCTTTTCCAGAATCCAGAAACGTGGAATTATATCTGGAACAATATTAAACAAACTGGTGTCGTTAAATTTGATTTCGAAACAAAGACCTGGAGGGGAGTTGACTATCATGGTGACTGAATTCTTTATGGTCATGAAAAAGGTCCCCACCGTGACGCACCAGGAGAAGCAGGTGCATGTCGTAAATGGGAAACCGGTCTTTTATGAGCCGGATGAACTAAAGACGGCCAGGGCGAAGTTACAGGCCCACCTAGGGCAGCACATACCGGAAAAAAGGTTTAATGGTCCAGTGAGACTGACAACATGGTGGTGCTTTCCTGTCACTGGCAAGCACAAAAATGGAGAATACAAGACCAGTAAGCCGGATACGGATAATCTGGTCAAGCTTCTTAAGGATGTTATGACAGAGCTGCACTTCTGGAAGGATGATGCGCAGGTGGCGTCTGAGGTGATAGAAAAGTACTGGGCCGATCTTCCTGGAATTTATGTGAAGGTGGAGAGCCTATGAATATGACGGATCAGGAAGTTCAGAAAGGCTTTGACGAGGTTTATAACAAGTTTTGGTTGAATTACCGGGGGAAGATTATCCCTAGGCACTCAGAGGAATGGGAACGGGTACATACGTGGGCAGTGGTCCTGATGAAAAAGTATCCATTCATGGAGCAGGTGATCGCTGAAATGATAGCGGAGTTTGGACAGAGAATGTGGAGGAGTGAAGATGGCAGAGATAAAAATGGATTATAAAATCAGTGGCTATGAATGTCCTGAGTGCGGAAATGATGAGATAGAACTTGGACAGAGCTTTTGCCAGGATTGCGGCGAACCGATTAAGTGGGAGGAAGAGTAATGGTAGATCAGAATGAGATGGAAAAGATCGTAACTCCTATGATGGAGCATATATGTGACCACCTGTGCAAACACCCAGGAGATACAAAACGGCTCGGCTGCGAAGTACCACCGCACATTGCATGTGCATGCGCATGTGCGGGACACATGCGTGCGTACGTCTTCGCATCTTAGACAGGGTGTACTGGATGTGATATGTGCCGAGTGTAAAATGAACAAGTATACGAATGATATTTTAAACACATGCAACCCAGAGAAACAGGATTGGATTCCGGTAACAGAACGTTTACCAGAGATTAGAGAATCGGTACTAATTACATTGTGGGACCGGACAATCACAGTAGGCCAATGGTATGGACACAGATGGGGACATGCAAAAGCGTATCAAGAAGATGTACTTGCTTGGATGCCGCTTCCGATACCATTCCATTAATTGGATAAAGGAGACAATAAATGAAATCATTACTACATTATCCCGGCAGCAAGAAACGGATCGCATCCTGGATAATTGAAAATATGCCAGAGCATCATAGCTACCTGGATCCGTACTTTGGTGGAGGGGGTATGTTCTTTGAAAAACCTCCTTCCAAGATTGAGACAATTAACGATCTTGATGGAGATGTGGTCAATTTCTTCCGGGTGATACAGGATTCAGAAAGCCGCCAGAAGCTTCAGGACTGGCTTACATATACGCCATATTCCAGACAGGTCTATGACGAATCCTTTACAAAGGAGCCTCAGTCACCAGTGGAGCAGGCCGGATACTTTGCGGTAAGGTCCATGCAAAGCCACGGTTTCCGTCTCACTGAGAAATGTGGCTGGAAGAAAGATGTACACGGAAGGGAAGCTGCCTACGCGGTTCGATACTGGAATCAACTTCCAGAATCATTGGCAGATATGGCAGTCAGGCTGAAAAGCGTACAGATTGAGAATAAGCCGGCACTGGAGCTGATCAGAGCCTTTGATCATGATAATGTCCTGATCTACCTGGATCCGCCTTATGTATGGTCTACACGTACCAGGAAGCAATACCGGCATGAAATGTCGGATAGGGATCATGAGGAGCTGCTGGAGACGGTGTTACACAGCAAAGCCAAGGTGATGCTTTCCGGATATGACTGTGAACTGTACGAAAATTATTTGAAAGGCTGGAGGAAAATCCAGATCCCGGCCAGGGCGCAAAACAGTCTTCCGAGGGTGGAGACGTTGTGGATGAATTTTTAGTTGAAAAAATAGAATTTTAAGAAATTGCGCACATTGAAAACTTAATATTGATAGTTGGAACAAATTGCATTAATATGAACATATAAAAATTATTGGAGGGATATATGGAAATAAAAGATTGGATAACATTAGTAGTCCCTATTATAGCTACTTTTTTAACTGCTCTAATCGGTTTTGGGGTGACACTCAATAAAATAAAGAGGGAGTTTAAGTATACTATTAAATCGTATCTATATCAGGATATTAAAAAATTATATAGAGATTTGTATGTTTGCCTTGAAAAAGTGATTCTAGATCCCATGTTGGCCTTTGAAGATAGATATATTGATGAGTTGCTAAATTTTAAACCAGATATCTACCTTTTTTCATCTAAAAATCTTATTTATTGTTATAGAGATTTCGGGACGTATCTTTTTAACATTAATGAAGCTTTTAAACATTACAAGATAGAAATAGATTATGAAGATTATGACTATGATGACAATGGTAATGTGGTAGGAGTGAATTTTGGAGAAGATGAAGTACAGGAATATCAATTTAAAGTAAGTACATATAAAGAAGAAAATTGCCCGTCATCAAAAGAATTGAAAGAGAAAGTTGAAAATATACTAGATAATCTAAAAAAGGAATTAAATATGGTTTAGATAATGACCAACTATCAATACTCGGTAGTTGGTTTTTTGTTACCCAAAAGGAGGAATATATTGAGAAAATCATCAAAAGACTGCAGAGCAGACAGAGCCAGCGTCAACAGCCGTATACAGGCTGAGGCGGATGCAGCTATAAAAGCTCCACCGGTTAAGACCTTTAGCGCATTAAATCCAGCCTATACATATACGAGTTTATGTCCGGATCCGAAGCGGAGGAGATTACCAAGGCAAAAGCCGGACCACCCGGAAGGGGTAAGTCCTTTCGGCAGCGTAGAAATGATATGCCTGATTTGCCGTAAGCGCTGGCCCATTGATTGTGGACGTAAAAATTGTGATTGTGAACGTCAGGGACATTTATACAGTATGGGTGTTTATTATCAGCGGAAAGCAAGAGGTGGCACAAATGGCAACTAAGAAGCTATATACGGTTTACGATAAAGGCAAGCCGATAGGTGAATATAGTTCCATGGAGATTGCGACGCTGTTAAACTTGCCATGTGCCACTATTTCTTCTTATGCCTGTTCTGGAGCTAGGGCGCTTGGAAGATACACCTTTGATGTGGCCGGATCAATTACTGATGATCCTCTGGCAATAGAGTGGGACAGGGTGAGAAAGCAAATTTTAAAGTTAGGAGGTATGCGCCATGAAGAAAGTCACGAGCCCAGCAGAACAGCTAACAGAATTCCTCAACTTCGTTGATCAGTGCGTGGGAGAATATCGACTTGCTTGTGATACTGTGAGTGAAGAGGACAAGCGCTTGCAGGATCTGCTTCATGGGATAGAGTTCTCCGAAAACAGATCGGAAGCAGATAAGATGTTAACAAAACTTCGCAGAAGCCGTAAGCAACGGAGAGAGTACAAAGATGCAGTAAAAAGATATCAGTTGATTGTGGAGTTCTTTAACGACCAAAACAATAAGGCAACACTTAACAAGATGAGGCAGCTTCTGGGAAAGCAGCGGAAGGAAGAAGAGTTTCTTAATGGTAAGCGGACTTATAAGCCCAGAGTGGGGCAACTGACGGCAGGGAGATGAGTGTATGGAAAAAGAAGCAGCGGAGTTATTGGTTAGAACGGCAGCCCTTGAGGCAGTGCGGGAGTTTGAAAAATCTCAAAAGAAGAATAGTAAAGCAAAGGTTTATCAGAATGCCAGGATGCTGATGGAGAATTATAACCGGATTTGCAGGAGTGTTCAGGAAGGTGTGTCTGAACTTTCGGACGTGGACGACGGGGAAAGCCTGGAGGAATTGTCTGCGGAGGATATCTACATAAACAGTATCATAAAAAGCAAGCTTAGGAGCATTGTCATGATTGCACACATTGATAAGTGCCTGGGACTTCTGGAAGAGGAAATGAACCAGAAGGAAACACCAGAGAAGTATCTGGCCTTTAGGTATTATTATCTTGATGGTATGACTCCGGAATCTATAGCAGAGATACTGGGTAGCTGTTCAGAAAGAACCGTGTGGCGTTGGGTTTCAGAACTTACGGGCATTTTGAGCATTTACTTGTTCGGAGCAGACGCTATCATTCTTGATTAAGGACTTGACAAGCGTGTCATAAAGCTGTCGTTGACGGGACAATATAGAGGAGTTATAATAGTATTATCCAAAACTGCATAAATTTGGAAACGCCTATCTTGATTAAGTCTTGATGGGCGTTTTTGCGTCTAAAAAGTAGCCTAAAGTGGGCAAACCGTATCCGATTCGTGTCCTGTTAATGGGTGTGCGGTTGATTTACAATATTGTTATCCCAGTTGAAGCAAATCTGGAAAACAAACAGAGGAGGATTTATTTATGTCAGACAAAAAATATTGTATTCAGCTTGCAGAATGTGATGGTGATTCAAAGGATGTTTATTCCTATGACGAGGTTGAGATTGGTACATGGGTAGATGGTAAGCCAATTTACAGAAAGGTCATTACTGGAAAACTTGCAGATAAAAGCGGCGATGCTCTTGTATTTGCAAATGTATCTGATCTTGGAATTGATGAATTAATTAATTTGCACGGAAAATTATCTGATAAGAATAGCTTGAATCAAATTGCGTTTCCAGTATCATTTAATCAGGTAGGTGGTGTATATTATGCAGTGAACATGTATTATGGTGTTGAAACCGGAAACATATTCTATCACCTCTTAAATAGTTACGGAGCTTACTCAGGGAGCACGGCTTATGCAATCCTGGAATACACAAAGAAATAATTCCCTATTGTAAGTATTTGTCTAGAATTTTAGAAAGAGAGGATTTATTTATGACAGAATGTATGGATGAAAAGAAAGGCTGTACTGTGGTTAAACAGTATTATGGGTGCTGTGGGGGTGCTGGCAATAGTGGCACAGGGACAGAGAACGTTTATTCTACAGAGGAGACAGTATGTGGAAAATGGATTGACGGTAAACCGATTTATCGTAGAGTGATTAAAAAGAGCGATTTTACATCATATACTGGCTCTTGGACAATGGAAATTATTGAAGGTATTGATACGGTAGTTGATTTAAGAGGTGAAATTACTGCTTATAATGCTATTTTAAAACAGGAACTTGAGATGCCGGTTTCATTTAGTTCAGTAAAATATGGTAGTAATGCATATGTGAACTATAACAAAACTACTGGAGTGGTTGGTGTCTCTATAAACATGGACAGCGCTGCTACTTATCCACCGGAATTCTATAAGGCATTTGTAATTATTGAATACACAAAGAAATAATGCCCCTACGGCTGCCAGGTGCAACAGCTTGGCGGCTGATTAAAGCCGACGTTCTTATGTTTTCTTCATGGCTTTTCAAATCGGATAGAAAGCAGGGATTAAGAATTACTTCTAAACAACTCCCGATTTTCCATTTATACTGATCTCCTTATAGAGAACGCCTGTTGATTTTATGTCGATGGGTGTTTCCTTTTGGTAAAATATGGTGTATAATGGAAGAAAACATAGGGGGAAGTATGAAAAATAAAAAAAGGTTAATTATTGGTTGCTGTTGTATTGTTTTGGTGGTTTTAGCCATTATATTAGTTAATTTTGGCCACAAAATGAAGTATCAGAAAATTGCAAGAAAAGCTGCGGAAAGAATGGTACAGCGTGAAGCAGAAGAGTCTGACGTAAAAGCTAGTAAATTAAAGTATTTGTCTACATTTTATAACAAGAAATCGGATTTATACAGAGTATCCTATTATACACAATATGATCACCTTGATAAAAAAGAAAATATAAGAATATTAATAGAAGTTTATATATTTGGTGGGTCTTCAAAAGTTGAAACAGTAAGTTACACCGGCTATGGCCTTGAATTTAAAGAAAGTGATGTATTTGCCGATGGACATGCAAACGAAAAGATTGTAGAAGACGAAGAAGGTACATGGACAAGGGTTGATTAAAATGTTTAAAATATATAGGTCATTAGATGCACATTCCCACAGAGACGGCCAACCCCGTCTCTTTTCTTTTTTGAAATTTTGGTGTATGATAAAAGAAAAGGGTGTAGGAGGTAGATAAAATGGCATTAAGAGAAGGCTGGAACGCGCATAACGATATTGGAATGGAATTAGAAAATATAGCAAGAAGTATACTTAATCCAGGTGTTCCATATGGGGCAGATTTTACAATTTATGAAGCTGGTTGTATTGAATCTGGAACATTTGCTGAAGTGATGATTTGTTTATTGCGTCATGAGAAAGGCTACAAAGAAAACGATAAAATTGATTCATTTAGTGAGAAATTAGCAAATATTTGGGCTAAGAGTTTACATGATATAGAGCCTCGATTTGCACAGAAATTACTGGACGAATTTAATGAATTAATTAAATAAGGGGGATATATATATAATGAATGATTTGATCAATCCCAATTTTCAGACAGATGTTCACTGTAATGACAAGCCATTAAATGTAAATGAAATAAAAAAATTAGTGGATAAAACAGAGCCATATATTCGAAGTAAATTTAAAAACAAAGGATTTATAGCATCAAAAGATTACTCATTTATTACATATGCTAATTTTGATGATCTAAAAAACTGTGGCATGGATGAGAAGTTTTATCCAGAAATCATTAAAAATGATGAAGAAAAAAAGGTATCAAGTGAGAACTTAGATTACATAAAGAATTATTTTCAATTAAAAATTCCGAATCGAAAGATAGAAGTAAATTTCTATGCAAGGAGTAGCATTGAATGTGCTTTGGTAGATTCAAATAGATTTAGTGAGGAAGAAATTCAACAAATGTTATGCGATTATTTTTCGTAGATGTAAATTTAAGGCTTTGGATTTTATTCCGAAGTCTTTTTTGTTATAAAAATTAACCAGATTGGAAGGTGAGACTGATGGCATTAACGAAGAAACAAAAACTATTTGTGGAGGAATACCTGATAGATCTTAATGCCACTCAGGCAGCTATAAGAGCAGGATATTCTTCTGATACGGCAAAAGAGATTGGTTGTGAGAACTTAACAAAACCTAACATTCGCACGCATATAGACAAAGCTCTTGCGGAACGGTCCCGGCGAACTGGTGTAACGGCTGATCGGGTGGTACAGGAGCTTGCAAAGATTGCCTTTGTAAATGCTGTTGATGTTATAGACCCCAAGACAGCTACAGTGAAAGATAATGCTCTTCCGGATGACACTGCTGCAATCCAGTCTGTAAAGGTAAAAACTTTCGGGGAAGATGGCCTGGAGAGAGAAATCAAGATGGCTGACAAAATTAAGGCACTGGAGCTTTTGGGTAAACATATGGGAATGTTCAAGGAAAAGGTGGATGTAAATATCCAAACTTCCGAAAAACTGGATGATATCATGTCTCAGATGGGCGGTGAGGGCCTTGAAGAGTAGCAGCTTCCCATTGTCTCAGAAATACCTTGATTTCATAAATACAGTAGATGGAGTCGATGCAGACTTTCTGGAGGGAACAACTGCCAGCGGCAAAACAACAGTTGGTGCCGGTGTTAAGTTCATGCGCATGGTTAGCCGAAGCAGTAAGAAAATTCATATCATTGCTTCTAAGACCACAGGAACCGCTGAAAAGAATGTAATCCAGCAGGATAACGGGATCTTGGATATACACCCTGGGGCAAGATATTATGGTAATGGGGACAAGAATTATAAGATTCCGCACATTGTTTTTGAGGGAAAGATCATTTTTGTCCTGGGATATGACAACCGGGATAAATGGGAGCTGGTGCTTGGTTCTCAGTTTGGCTGCGTTTACATAGACGAGATTAACACGGCAAATATTGATTTTGTCAGAGAAATTTCCACCAGAAATGATTATCTCATGGCAACGCTTAACCCGGACGATCCAAACCTCCCTATTTACAAAGAATTTATTAACCGCTCCCGGCCGTACAAAAAGTACGCCGCCGATGTGCCAGCGGAGATTATGGCAGAGCTTACAGAAACGCCAGTACCCAAATGGAGGTACTGGTTTTTTACGTTCCGGGATAACCTTTCTCTAACAAAAGAAGCCATTGAGAAAAAGATCAGATCAGCTCCACCAGGAACGAAGCTATATAAGAATAAAATCCAAGGCTTGCGTGGTAAGGCAACCGGATTGATCTTCAGTAACTTTGACAGGAAGAAGCATGTGGTATCGAAAGAGCACGCAAAGCAATTTATACGGAACCAGAACGACCGCCATCAGACAGAATGGTTTGTACACTTTTCAGCAGGCTTAGACACATCCTATTCGCAGAAATCACCGGATACTATATCCATGAGCTTTATCGGAATCACGAACAGGGGTAACTGCTATGTCCTTGATGAGAAGGTATATAACAACGCTAACCTGGGAACGCCTCTGGCTCCTACGGATACGGTCCGTAACTTTATTGACTTCCTTGATCGAAACCGGAATGAGTGGGGATTTGCCAGAGATACCTTTATTGACTCTGCGGATCAGGCAACCATTACAGAGTTCTTAAAATATAAGCGCTTGAATGGCTGCGTCTATAATTTCAATGATGCCTGGAAGAAAGAACAGATCATTGACCGTATTATTAATCAGTTGAACTGGTTTGCAGATGCAGGAACAAAGCCATGCTTCTACATCGTGGAAACATGCGTTAATTATATTCGGGAGCTTGAGGTCTATAGCTGGTTGGAAGACAAGGACAACACGCCAGAGGATAAGAACGACCACATGATAAACAGCGTGCAGTACTCATGGCTGCCATACGAAGTAAAAATCGGAACAGGAAGGAGGGCTTCATAAGTGGGTTGGTTTAAGGATATGTATTTTAAATTGCTTAAGATTGTAGGAGCAAAAGAGAGACAGGTGGTTATTAAAGAACCGCTTTCCTTTCAGGGCAATGTGCTAAAAAATAAGATCTGGTACCGTGGAGATCCGTCAGAGTTAGAGCAGTTCTTTAAACAGACAGCTTACTGTGACGTATTCAAAGCAAGGTTCTGGGCTTCCGTCCCTTTTCGGAAAGTAAGGAAAATCCATTCCGGCATTGTAGGGATCGTGGTGGATCGGTTTAAGGATATTATAACCGCAGATCTGAATGATATCGGCTTTGGAGAAAAAGGAGATAGCCAGCCCTTAAAGGAACTATGGGATGAGATTGCGGAGGATAACAACTTTGATGGTCTCCTGGGGGAAGCCGTGGCCGGTGCGCTGTCAGCCGGTGATGGAGCCTTTAAGATAAGCCTTGATACAGTCAGCAATTATCCAATTATAGAGTTTTACGAAGCGAATCATGTGGAATACAAATACCAGCGTGGCAGATTAATTGAGATTATCTTTTCCACTGCATACCCTTACCCCAATAATGAGTCAAAGGAATACCGCCTGGAAGAAACCTACGGAAAGGGGTATGTGACTTACAAGCTGTTTGATGATGGGGGAGAGGAAGTCAAACTTAACACTCTTCCGGAAACAGCAATCTATGAAGATACTGCTTTTGATGGGGATTATATTATGGGGGTACCCCTTATCTTCTTCACATCAAGCAAGTGGAAGGGAAGAGGTAAAGCACTTTTTGATGGCAAGACGGACGATCTGGACGCCCTGGACGAAGTGATTAGCCAGTGGCTTGATGCCGTAAGGAAAGGAAGAGTAAACCGGTATATTCCGGAAGACATGGTTCCCAGGGATCCAAATACAGGACAGCTCATAGAACCAAATGAGTTTGATAATGATTACATAGCTATTGGAGCTGTGAAGAAAGAGGGCTATAGTGATAAGATTGAAGTGGTTCAACCCCAGATATCCTACGAAGCGTACCTAAACAGTTATACCTCATTTCTGGATCTGGTATTGCAAGGCATCATTTCTCCTGCCACTCTTGGCATTGATTTGAAGAAGACTGATAATGCCGATAGTCAAAGGGAAAAGGAGAAAATCACGACACATACTAGGGGGACGCTAGTTAAAGTACTGTGTAAGGTTCTTCCGGAACTGGTCAGAAAGGTTATGATGACATATGACCAGATGCAGGAAAGGACTCCTGGAGAGTATGAGGTTTCCGTCAAGTTTGGAGAGTATGCAGCCCCAGGGTTTGATGCTGTAGTGGAGACGGTCGGCAAGGCCAGAACCAGCGGAGTCATGAGTATAGAGAAGTCCATCGATGAAATGTATGGCGATACTCTGACAGAAGATGAAAAAGCAGAGGAAGTCAAGCGGATCAAGCTTGAGCAGGGAATCTTTGAAACGGAAGAACCAGAACTAAATACGGAAGGGGTGAGGGTGGGTGAAAGTCAAGGTGATGAACCGCCTGTACAATATGAGCCAACCGGAGTACCATGGGCTCCTGAAAGTGGCAAGTGATCAAGTTCCCTTTGGTATTTACGCCGTTGAGAAAAACGGGTATGCAGAGCTTCGTTGTGATAAGTGCGAGAGCGTTACCCGTTTAAAGGAATTGAAGCGGCAGTTTAAGGCCCAGGGATATAAGGTCCTGTCAAACGGTAGGTGATTCCATGAGTAAAATAGATAATGCTTTTGAAGCTATAGAACAAGAACTGATTGCTTCTATGATCCGGAATATGGATCGCCACCGGGCCGAAGAACTTAAAGAGGGCTATGAGTGGTCCATGTGGCAGGTTGAACAGCTTAAGGCGTTAGAGAAGTATAGGTTGGAGAATCAAAAGAAATACAGTCGTCAGTTTAAAAGCATCAACACACAGGTTGGTGAACTGATCTGGCAGGCGCGGCAGCGTGGAGGCACAGAGCAGGAAGTACAGATCCTGCGTGCTATTAAAAACGGCTTTAAGAATTACAAACCAGTGTCGGCAGCTACGCAAGCAGAATTTTTCAAACTGAATACCCGGAAACTGGAAGCTCTGATCAAAGCAACCACTCAGGATATGGAAAAGGCAGAAGCCGCAATCCTGCGCAGAGCGAATGACCAATATAGAAAAGCCATCTTTAATGCCCAGGTGTATGCCAATTCCGGAGCCGGTACCTACGAAAAGGCAGTGGATATGGCCACTAAGGATATGCTATCCCGTGGCCTTGACTGTGTAGAGTATAAAAATGGAGCTCGCCATACTCTTTCTGATTATGCTGATATGGCAATCCGGACAGCAAGTAAAAGAGCATATTTGCAGGGCGAGGGTGAGAAGCGTCAAGAATGGGGAATAAGCACTGTTATCGTAAACAAACGGGGAAATCCCTGTCCTAAGTGCCTACCCTTTGTAGGAAAGGTGCTGATTGATGATGTGTGGAGCGGGGGAAAGGCTTCTGTAGGTCCTTATCCACTTATGAGCAGGGCAATGGCGCAGGGGTTGTATCACCCAAGATGCAAAGATAGCCATAGCACGTATTTCCCTGGAGTTTCAACCGCAGATGATACCTGGACAAAAGATGAGCTGAGAGGTATTGAGCAGAAGTACAAGAAAGGGCAGGATCAACAATATGCAGATAGACAAGCAAGGAAATATGGGAGATTGGCAGAGTATTCATTAAGCAGCGAGAATAAAAAAGCCTATAAGGAAAGAAAGCAAAATTGGGAAGAACGGAGGAAAAACAATTAAAATGAAGTTGCGATATCGCAACAGGAAGAGGTCAAATGAACTGGATTAGAGAAGATCCAATATAATTACATATTTATATTTACAAAGCGCGCGGGATTCCCTGGGCGTTATTTTATTGCATAGAAAGGATGAGATCATGAAAAAAGAAGATTTTGTTGCACTGGGAATCAGTGAGGAACAGGCCACAAAGGCAGCTGAGGCATCCAAAAGGGAGCTAGAATCCTATGTTCCTAAAGCAGATTATGACGCTGCCAATCAGGTAAAAGGACAGCTTGAAAAGGATATCAAGGACCGGGATAAACAGCTGGAGGATTTAAAGAAAAACAGTGGAGATAATGCAGAACTGCTAAAGCAGATTGAAACCCTACAGGCAGAAAACAAAGCTGTAATGGAAAAGAACGAAGCTGATATGAAAGAGCTGAAGCTTTCCACTGCTATTAAGCTGGCTATCACTGAGTCCGCACAGGATGCAGAACTTGTTACTGGCTTATTTGATAAATCTAAGCTAATCCTTTCAGACGACGGGAAAGTCACTGGTCTGGAAGAACAGCTTAAATCCATTAAAGAATCTAAGCCGTTTTTATTTAAGGAAGAAAAGGCAGAACCCCCAAAGAATACAGGCTTCCGTCCGCTTGGAGCTTCCGGTCAGCAGACACATACAACAACTAAAACCGACGACGGTAAGGTAGATATGAAAGCAGCCATTGAAGCAAAGCTTCAGGCGCAGATGCCTTCCAAATAAATTTAAAGGAGACTAGAAACTATGGCTATTACGTTAGAAGAAGCAAAGAAAAATGTGCAGGACGACCTGCAGATCGGGGTGATTGATGAATTCAGAAAATCCAACTGGATTCTGGACCATATCACCTTTGACGATGCCGTTTCCCCAACAGGAGGCGGAGCAACCCCTACGTATTCCTACACCAGATTAAAGACTCAGCCTACGGCGCAGTTCCGTGAAATCAATAAGGAGTACACACCTCATGAAGTCACTAAGGAACGCCATTCCGTCGATATCAAGGTATTTGGTGGATCCTATCAGATTGACCGTGTTATTGCCAATATGGGCGGTATTGTATCAGAGGTAGAACTACAGCAGTCCCAGAAAATCAAAGCAGCACAGGCATTGTTTAATGATACATTCATTAACGGAGACAGTGCGGTAGACAACATCGCTTTCGATGGCTTAGAAAAAGCCCTGGCTGGTAGCTCCACAGAGTATAATGCTGGAGAATCAGTCATTGATTTGTCCACGTCCCAGCTGGTGACGGATAATTTCCAGTATTTCCTGGATATGCTTGATGAATTTCTCCGGGGACTTGATGGAGAACCCTCTTTCATTGCAGGCAACACCAAATTGATCTCTAAACTGAGAGCCTGTGCAAGGCGTGCCTCTATGTATAATGTAACAAAGACCGACTGGGGAACAAATGTAGAAGCTTACGGAAATATTCCTTTCGTAGATCTGGGAGCGAAGCCCGGAACCAATAATGAAGTGGTGGACATTGATACAACCAAAGGAACCACATCCCTCTTTGCAGCTAGACTTGCGCTTGATGGGCTCCACGGTGTTTCCTTTGCAGGAGTGGCACCGGTACAGACCTGGCTTCCTGACTTTACAACGGCAGGAGCAGTAAAAACTGGTGAGGTGGAAATGAATGCAGCAATCGCCTTAAAGGCTTCGAAGGCTGCCGGTGCATTCCGTAACATCAAAGTAAAATAAGGAGGAGTTTCCATGAAAGTATTTGCCCCAAATAAACAGTACACTGGTATGTCTGCCAGTGTATCTTTCTGCAACGGTGTGGGAGAAACAGAGGATCCACGCCTGTTACATTGGTTCAAAAGCCATGGGTATGAAGTAGAGTACCTGGCAGAATTAGGAGATCCTGCGGAAGATCCGGGCGAACCTCAAGAGAAGAATCCAGAAACCCTGGAAGAAAATGCAGAAAAAGATCCTGATAAGGAAGTAAAGAAAGGAAAATCTGCGAGCCAGAAAAAGGGTGAGTAAGATGGCCTATGTTCCCTATGTAACACCTCATTATTACAAAGAAAGCTATAAGGGCAGCACGGTACCGGAAGAAGATCTGGAAAAGGCACTCCGACAAGCCAGCCGTCACATTGATTCCCTGACCTATAACCGTATTGTGGGCCGGGGATTTTCTTCTTTGACGGAGTTTCAGCGGGAGGTCGTTGAGGATGTGATCTGTCAGCAGGCTGATTTTGAGTATGAAAATGCTGATGAGATTAATACGATCCTGTCCAGTTACAGCCTTAATGGTGCGTCTGTTTCTTTTGGCAGCTCATGGAATGTATTTACCGATAAAGGTGTAGCCATGATGAGTGATGTATACGCTCTGCTGTCCCAGACTGGCCTATGCTGCCGGTTAGTGAGGTGATTCCATGAAATACCCATGTTTAGTGCCGAAACGGCTGTGTAAGACAGATATCCACGTTCACCTTGAAAGTGAGGAAACTAACAACCTGGGAGAGCCCAAGTATATGGCAGACCTGGAATTGAAATGCAATTTCCAAGATAAGGCAAAGACAATCTTTACAGAAGAAAAAAAACTGGTCCAGATAACGGGAACGGCCATGTTTCCGGGTGATATTGCGCCCGGAATTCCGACCTTAAGCGGGGGTACCATTACTGTGTTTGGTCAAGAAAGACGGATTCTTCAAGGTAGCAAGAACCGGAATCCGGACGGGACTGTAAATTTTTGTACTTTGGAGGTGATCTGATGCAGGTCAAATCAACCGTAAAGATGAATATGCCCCGGATTCGCCAGTTGACACAGGCGGCCGTGACCTCTTTGGAAATGACAGTAGATGCACTACAGGGAGAAATAAGGAACGCCCAAGTTATGCCGTTTGATACGGGTAATCTGCAAGGAGAAAGTTTCTTTGCTGATTATTCGGATTCTTCCAAAGGAAAGGTGCAACTGGTTACCAGTACCCCATATGCAAGGCGCTTGTACTTTCACCCGGAATACAATTTTCAAACCCATGAAAACCCCAATGCAAAGGGGCACTGGTACGAGGACTGGGAGCCAAGGGGAAGCAAGGCCGATTTTGCTCCCAATGTATACAAGAAATTCTATAAGAAAGTAGGTGGTGTGTGATGTTATCTCTGAAAGATATCCGACAATATGTATCCAGCTTAGGCATTGCAGTAGACGATAATGTCTACATGGGGAAGATGGATAATAAGAATCAAAAATCTATCGGGGTTTATAGCCGCCCTACCTCCGGTCCTGCAAACATTGCTATTGGTGGATTGGAATGCACCACCTATGATACAAAGCCGATTTCCATTCTGATACATTGGAGCAAAAGCAAAGATGAGTCAGAAAGGATGGCCTATAATTTATATGAGAAACTAAGAAGTGTAACCAGCCTTACCGTAGGAGATACCCATATCAATTATTTGCGTCTGATGGTTCCCGAACCGCAGGACGTTGGGACAGATGATAGCGGAGTGTACGAGTATGTGATATGGCTGGATTTTATTTATGAAAGGAACAGGTGAAAGATATGGCAGAAGCTATAGTATATCCGGTTAATAACAACAAATTCAAGGTGGGATTGGACGGAAAAAAGGATTCAATGGTCACAATTGCTAACCTTACAAACTTCGCCCCTAGCATCGAGGGAGGTATGGAAGAATGGAATGCAATGGAAACTGGAGGCTGGGGAGATGCAATGATGACTTCCAAGAAACTGTCCTTTAGCTTCCAGGGGAAGCGTACTTATGGAGATCCAGGGAATGATTATGTTTCTGGGCTTGCATGGAAATCTGGTAATGATGTGATAGCACCGTTTGAATGGGAGATGCCTTCCGGAGCAAAAGTGGTCTTTGATGCAATTATTAATGTAACTACTCCTGCAGGTGGAGATAGCACGGCAGTGGACGCGCTGGAATTTGAAGTAAAGTGTAAGGGCAAGCCAAATTTTACCCCAGCGGGAGCGTAGATCCTACGCCGCCCGCGGAGCCGGAAGAACAAGAAGATGAAGAAACAGACGTAGAGCCAGAGGAATAAGACCTGGCTCTTTTTTGAAAGGAGATTTGAACTGTGGCAAAAGTAGTTGATATTACAGAGAAATTAACCTTTGAAGGTAACCCTTCCTTAATGATTAAAGGAAAGAAACTGGAAGTAAACGCAGATGCGCCCACCATGTTAAAGGTCATGGGTCTTATGGGCTGTGATAATCCTGGTATAGATGAGATTTTAAAAACCTATGACATGATGTTTCCAGAGAAATCTAAAAAAGAAATTGAAAAGTTGGGCCTTGGCTTTAATGACTTAATTGTGGTGGTGCAGGAAGCAGTTGGCCTGATTGTAGGAGGAGTAAACGGCCAGGGAGAGCAGTGACCCGTACTACGATCTATTTGAGGACTGGGACTTAATTATTTCCAGCTTCCTTTCGCAGTACGGGTTGCGCATTCGTACAAAAGAATTTGAGTCGGTAAGCTGGGATGAGTTTAAGTCTCTGCTTTCCGGAATGGGCCCGGAAACCCCTCTGGGGCGCATGGTAGCAATCCGATCGGAGACAGATAAGGATGTCATTAATAATTTTAATAAGGACCAGAAACGTATATATGATGCATGGAGAAACCGGAAAGCTGAATCCATGGCTCCAGATACATACGATCAGGAAATGAAAGCACTGGAGCAGAGGTTTGCTCAGTTATGCAGGTAGGAGGTGACAAGGTAAGTGGCTGAAAGTGTAGGTCAGATCGGGCTCGATCTGGTCGTAAATAAAAATGACTTTAACAAGCAAATGAACGGCATTGAGGGTTTAGCTGCTAAGGCAGGGAAGGCCCTGGCTGCCGCCTTTGCTGTTAAAAAGATTATTGACTTTGGCAGGAGTGCGGTTCAGCTTGGATCCGATCTTACCGAAGTTCAGAACGTTGTTGATGTGACCTTCCCTAAAATGTCCCAGCAAGTAAATGATTTTGCCAAGAATGCCGCGCAGTCCTTTGGCTTGTCTGAAACAATGGCCAAGAAGTTCACTGGTACGTTTGGGGCCATGGCCAAGGCTTTTGGTTTTTCTGAAAGTGCAGCCTATGACATGTCCACAACCCTTACCGGTCTGGCCGGTGATGTGGCGTCCTTTTACAACCTATCGCAGGACGAAGCGTACACAAAACTTAAATCCGTGTTTACGGGTGAGACGGAAACCCTTAAAGATCTGGGCATTGTCATGACACAGAATGCCCTTGACAGCTACGCCCTTGCAAACGGATATGGAAAAGTAACAGCAAAGATGTCCGAAGCCGAGAAGGTAGCCCTGCGGTATAAGTTTGTCCAGGATCAGTTAGCACTTGCAACCGGTGACTTTACCCGGACCAGTGACCAATGGGCCAATCAAGTACGGCTCCTGCAACTAAATTTTGACTCCTTAAAGGCTACTATCGGTCAGGGCCTTATTAACGTACTCACTCCGGTAATCCAGGTCATTAATACCATAATCGGTAAACTGATGAGCCTTGCCAATGCCTTTAGTTCCTTTACCGAGTTGATTACAGGCAAAAAGGGAGCCGGTGGCGTGGCCTCTGCTGCGGCATCTGGTATGGGGGCAGTTACTGATGCGGCGGACAATGCCTCTAGTGCAGTTAGTGGTACCGGTGGGGCCGCGAAAAAGGCCGCTAAGGACATTAAGGGAATGTCCACCGGTATAGACGAGTTAAACATCATCAATCCAGATACGGGTAGCGGGGGCAGCGGTTCAGGTTCAGGCGCTGGAGCTGGTGGTGGCTATGCTGCGGATGAGTTTGACATGGGGACTCTGGACACCGAGGCGGATGACCTGGGGAATAAGTATCAAGTACTGATTGATAGGGCGCACGAGCTTGCCAGTCTCTTTAAGGGCGGGTTTAACATCGGCTTTGGGGATACTTCGGTTCTTAACAGCGTCCAGCAATCAATCCAAGGGATCGGGCAGAGCCTTAAAGATATCTTTACAGATCCCGCAGTTTTAGAGTCTGCGAATGATTTTGCTAACCGGTTAGCTCTTAATTTGGGTAAATCGGTTGGAAGTATGGTTTCCATAGGGGCCACCATTGCAGATAATCTGCTGGGCGGTATTGATAAGTACTTAGAGCAAAACAGCGGGCGGATTAAAGATTACCTGGTATCCATGTTTGATATCGGTGGGGAAATGGCCGACATCGTTGGCAATTTCAATGTAGCTTTTGCAGAGATTTTTTCAGCATTTCGTAGTGACAGCGCAAAGCAGATAACGGCTGATATTATTGGTATTTTTTCTAATGCCTTTATGGGAGCCTCAGAACTGGCCAGTAAATTTGGTAGAGACGTTCTGAACATGATAACAGCACCATTTATACAAAATAAGGATCTCATTAAGCAAACGCTTGAAGATACCTTTTCCACTGTGGAGCCTATTTTTTCAGAAATAAAATCCATTGTTGACGAAGTATTTACGAAAATAAACGAAACATACGATGCTCATGTAAAACCTATGCTTGACTCCTTTACGCAAGGGTTCTCTGATATTGCTACCAAGTTTTTGGAGCTATACAACACCTACTTCCTTCCGATTCTCGCAGGACTATCTGAGCGCTTTGGAGCGTTCAGGGAACAATACTTATCACCGTTAATTGACAAATTCATGGAATTTGGTGGCAAGGTGGCAGATGCTATTACCACTCTATGGGAGGGCGTTCTCAAACCTTACGTCTTGTGGTTCATGGAAACAGCAGCTCCAATCATGGCCGCATTTATTCAGAATGTCATTGATGGCTTCTTTAATCTGCTGGAAGGAATAAGTAAGGTAATTGGTGATATTCTTACAGCTTTAGGCGGCCTGATTGATTTTGTTGTAGGCGTCTTCACCGGTGACTGGAATATGGCCTGGGAAGGAATTAAGACCTTCTTCTCCGGGATTTGGAGTGCCTTAACAGGTATTGTTGACACAGCAATGCAGTTGATAAGGGATATTATCAATGTTGTACTTGACTATATAAAGTCTGCCTGGGAATCGTACTGGGATAATATTAAGACTTTCGCATCAAATATATGGACCTCTATCCAAGATAATATTAATAAAGTCATGGAAGCAATAAAGCTTTGGATCATTCAAAAGCTTATTGAAATTGTGTCCGACTGGATTTATAAATGGAATTTAATATCGACTTTTGCTTCTGACACCTGGAATGCCATTAAGGAAAAGGCTGCGGAAATTTTTGAAGCGATCAGAGAAAAGTTATCTCTAATTTGGGATAGCGTAAAGTCTACCATTGAGGAGAAGTGGAATAGCATTAAAGAATGGTTTGACCAGATCTGGCAGAAAATCAAAGAGGTGTTTAAGCTTGATGAAATGACCCAGATTGGTAAAAATGTTATGAATAGCTTATGGGATGGTATGAAATCTATCTGGAGCAGCATTACTGACTGGTTAGGCGGAATTGCAAAAACAGTAGGCGAAGCGTTTGATAGCGTAATTGATGGAGCAAAGAATCTTGTTAAGGAAGCGAAGGAAGACGCAAAGGAAAAGAAAGAAAAAGGCGACTCCTCTGGTCCCGGAGACAGTACGGGCTATGTGAGCAGTGGGCCAGGAGTAAAAGGCCATGCTACTGGAGGCTTTCCTGGTTCCGGAAGTTTGTTTATTGCCAATGAAAATGGAAATCCTGAAATGGTCGGTAGCTGGGGAGGTAAAGCCGCAGTTGCTAACAATATGCAGATTACGGAAGGAATTACAAGGGCGGTTCAGTATGGCATGAGATCTGCCATTGCTCCACTCGCTTCCAGTATGACTGCGATTGTCAGTAATGCAACACCTCAGTTGTCCCTGATCGGAACCATGGGCCGCAGTACTGGCACAGCAGATCAGGTCCAGAATATGGCCAGTCAGGTTATGTCTATGCCTACTGAATCCATGTCAGATCATTATCTATCCATTATGGTGGATTTACTCCGGAAGATCATAGATTTAATTGAAGCTATGGATTTAACTGTAAATATAGATATCAGGGAAATTAAAACCAAACTAGTAGATTTGGAAAAGAGAAACGGTTTTACAATGAAGAAAACTTAAAGGAGGCGGTGCTATATGGCGGTGCTTACAATCAATGGTCGAGAGTTTCCGTCTCCCGACATTGGGGGAAATCTGGTGGTCGCGACCAATGTAAGTGATGGGAAAAATGCTAAAGGAGAATTTATTGGTCAGAGAGTAGGCAGGGACCAGCATAAATTTGAAAACTTGCAATGGAAGTTTTTAGATGCAGCCACCTGGGCGACAATGCTACAAGAGTTTGATAAGTTCGTGGTAACGGCCCGGATCCCGGATATGGTACATAATCGCATGATGACAATCCGTGTGTATCCTGGGAACCGGACGGCGACTCCCATTGAATTTGATTCTGATGGTCTTCCCACTATGTACCAGGATTGTAAAGTAAATATTATCGACTGTGGGGTGATTGAGTAATGCAGCCAGCGAGCCAACAGTATAAAGACCTGATGCGCCGTGAGTTTAGAGATCCGTTGTCTTATATCCGGGTCACCATAGGATTAATTAATCAGGAGGCGCAAGCAAGCGCTTACATTCCAGATAGGGATAACTATACCTATTACAGCAGCTTTAAAATGCCCCTGGACAATTATGATGTTAAAGAGCTATACGCCACATGTGACCAGGATTACACGCCAGTTGATGGGAGTGTGTACTTCCTGCCGAGAACCAGACCGGATGTGGCACTAAATCAAGGAATCGTGTCAAGGGAGCTTCTGGGGCCGTTGGAAATCCGGTTCCCGGTTCAGCATGATATTAAGGGGCTAACAATAGAATTTGGAAAGGCTTATCCAGTAGATTTTACCATCGAATCTGATAATAATACTCTGGAGATCACCGGGAATGATAATGGGCATTTTGTAATAGAGGAAATTTTTGCAGGAGCAACATTCCTGCGCTTCGTGCCTTTACGAATGATTAATGGACAGAGCAGATTCCGCATCCACAAGATCACTATGGGGATTGGCGTCTATTTCGATAATCGAAGGATCCTGTCTGCTACTAAAAAGGAGCATATTAGTCCGATCATGGAGGAGCTGCCAACCATTGACTTTAGTCTGTCTGTTAACAATAAAGACAGAGGATTTGACATTGAGAATGAAGAAAGCTCTGTAAACTTCCTGGAAATTGGTCAGGGTATAACAGTCCTATACGGCCAGGAGCTTGACAATGGATCCGTGGAGTGGTTACCCGGTGCAAAGCTGCAATTAAAGGAGTGGTCTGCCGATGACGAGGAAATGAGTTTTACAGCCAGTGACCGGTTCGATTTCATGGACGGGACTTATCACCGAGGACTTTACCGACCGGAAGGAATCAGCTTATATGATTTGGCACTTGATGTGCTTACCGATGCTGGAATTGATAATCGTACCTACTGGATTGACAGTTATTTAAAGTCTGTAAAGGTTTCCAATCCTATGCCTGTTGTTACACACAAAGAAGCCCTGCAGCTGATTGCTAATGCTGGACGGTGCATTCTTTATCAGGACAGAGAGGGGAATATATTTCTTAAATCCAGCTTTATTCCGGATATGGAAGCCAGTTCAGTAAATGAGACTTATTTCAGCCGCGCTGGATCTGTTCTGAATAAGGCGGTAAAGAGTTCTTATGTTTTAGCTGCTCAAGACTATACAAGCGTAACCCTTACGCAGTTTTTTCTACCAAGGCAGGAAGATGGGGCAATCTATTTGAATGTTGGTTATGTGTCGGAATCGGTGGCAGGGAGTGAGGGATTCTTTGTTGTTAACCCAACAGTGGAGATCAACCTGGAAGCCTCTTTTAAATGCTTCGGCCTAACTTTGGAATTTGGTAATAACAATCCTTCTGAAATGGTCTTCCATGCCTATCATGATGGGGAACTGGTGGAAGATTACGCTGTAACTGATCTGGCCGCAACAACGGTCATTAGCCACGAATTCGAAGAGTTTGACAGGCTGGTTCTGGAATTTACAAAGGGCAGCCCTAACAATCGTGTGATTCTGAATAACATCACCTTTGGAGATAGCACAGATTACACCTTTGAGTATGGTCACGAACTGACCAAGACGCCAAAAGGGACACAGCTTGCCAAAGTAAGAGAGCTACTGGTAATCAGAACGCTTTACAATCAGGTGGGAGAGAAAAAGGAACTGGCGAAAGAAACGATTATGGTAACAGCTGAGGATAATCGGTATACCTTTTACTTTAGTAATCCATCTTACGACTTGTCCTGCGCCCTGTCAGAGCTAGGAGAGGGCCAGACGGCTACTATTATAGCCAGCAGCAACTACTTTGCCACGGTGGAAATTACAGGGGTTACAGGGGGTGTAGAGGTGTCAATATCCGGTCGGGAGCTAACAAGTGTAAAGGCTAATATAACACGGCAGCTAAATCCAACCGGTAGCCAGGAAATATGGGAAAATCCTCTAGTATCAGATGCAATTCATGCAGCCAATCTTGCAGACTGGATTGGTGATTACTTAAAGTCAGATCGTCAATATGATATCCAGTACCGCGGAGAACCAAGGATTGATGCGAATGACATTGCATTCCTGGAAAACAAGTATGTACCGGATCTTCTCCTGAGAGTGAATGAGCATACTTTAAAATTCAGCGGAGCCTTATCCGGATCAATTAAAGCAAGGAGGGATATGAGCAATGTGGCATACTCCTAAAACAAACTGGAAAGAGGGAGACTATTTTAATATAGAAGATTACAACCGCATAAAGGGAAACATAAACGAGATCCGGTCTCAGGCACTTCTGCTCTGGCCGGATTTTACATTTGAGGAAATGGGCTCAGATAAGACCTATCAGGATTATGGCTATCACGCGGATGAGATTAACCGATTTGAGTCAAACGTGGAAAATATACGCGCCGGTACCTACCCATTTAAGACAGGATCCCGACAGACCTTTTATGATAATCAGCCTTTTATTAATTGGCAGGAATTAAACCGAATTGAAGAAGCCTGTAGGCTAATTTATAGCAATATACAAAGCCGGTACAACGGCAGGAAAACAATATCTTTTACACTAAACGGAGGTGCTTTTTAAAGTGGGATTAAAAACAGATTATAAGGATGCCATGTTTGATGGCCAGCGTCGGTACCGTCTGATTCCAAATGAGGACGGGACGTATAGCCTTCCTGATGAAACGACTTACACTCAAAAGGGAGACCGGTTCGGGGCTAATGATATAAATGCTACAAACAAGGCAATTAATCAGATTAACCATGTGACAGAGGTTACCTTGACCGCCGCTGGGTGGACTGGAAGTGCAGCTCCATACACGCAGATCACAGAGGTACCAGGAGCCACAGATGACTCAGAAGCTATGGTTGTAAGTGCATTGGCTGACGGAGCCACAGAAGCTGTCCAGAAGGCGTATAATAAAGTCTTTGGAATTGTAACAAGTGGTACCGCTACCCTGGGTAATGGGATTATTACCTTCAAGGCATATAAAAAGCCAGCAACAGATATTGTTGTAGGTTTGAAGGGGGTGTAACACATGGGAAAAGTATGGATGCCCGGAGGAGGCGGAGGAACTGATCTTGATGCAGTTACGGTGGATAAGTCTGATGTGTTGGCAGGGAAGGTGATCGTTGATAGAGACGGTGAACCATTAACTGGAACTATGCCAGATCGGGGAGCCATTAGTACATTATTAGGCATTAATGGTTCTTATACAATACCTGAAGGATATCATAATGGTTTTGGGAAAGTAACGCAAAGCATTGCGACCATGGGAGCCCAAACAGTTAATCCAGCAGCTTCACATCAGGTTGTATCGACATCTGGTAAGTATTTAACTGGAAATGTAACAGTCAATGGTGTAACTAATCTGGTAGCAGCTAACATTAAGAAAGGTGTAAATGTAGGGGGAACAGTGGGTACTTTTGAGGGATACGTTCCGACTGCTACGGATTTATATTTAAGGGGTAATAATATTGCAGGAGTGACTACAGATTCCCCTTCCAATATGATATTTGAGTCTAATATGATTAGGCTCGCTAATAACCCTAATGCCACCCATAAATTAATAATAGACAATTTAAACTTGACCGGTTATTCCAATCTTAATTTCGAATTTATAAGTTCATCTTCTAATGCGAGATTCCTTTTCTTTATAACTACCGCAGGAGCCTCAAATATAAATAGTCCTATCAAACGTCAAGATTCGTATTGGGGTGGGAGCGGAGTTGCTTCTCTAGATATTGCGTTGTTTGATATGCGTGCAAAAATATGGCTGTCATGCTTTGACAATAACAATATATACCGTATATGGTTGAGTTAGAGTTAGATTAAGGAAGGAGAGAAAAGATGAAAATATATGTTAATAACCAAAACTACATCATGGGTGTTGACAATGTCCCCAATGAATATGTTTATTGTTATGAAGTGGAGGGAAGTAGATCAGACTTCTTCGGGGGGTTTTGTGATAATGTTATTTCCTGTTATAAGTACGAGGAGGTAGTCAGTGAAACAGATAAAAGTGTGGTGGGATATTCAATTTATACTACTTTAGATTTTAATTTGCTGCTAGTAATTCAAAAACAGTACGAAGATTCTCAACGGCAATATGAAGATTCCCAGCGACAGGTACAGGCGCTCAATGCTCAGATAGAATATCTGTCCATGATGTCGGGAATCGAAACGGAGGTAGGCCATGAGTAAGTTTGAAAAGGTAAAAGGTTTTTATGAAGCAGAATTATGGTCTTTTGGAATGGTTAGAAATGCTGTGGACCGCTGGATCACGGTGGACGAGTTTCAGGAGATTACCGGGAAAGAGTATGAGAAAGAATGAGGAAAATGAGAATGAAAAACGTACTATGTACAACCGCAGGAGTGGTAGGAAGCTTTGTAGCATCTTTATTTGGGGGCTGGGATACAGGTATTGCAACTTTGCTCCTTTTTATGGGTATTGACTTCTTTTCCGGGCTGGCAGTCGCCGGGATTTTTAAGAAGAGCAACAAAACCGAAACTGGAGCCCTGGAGTCAAGAGCCGGTTGGAAGGGGCTCTGTAGAAAAAGTATGACATTGTTATTTGTCCTGATTGCTTACCGCCTGGATCTGGCTATCGGTACCAACTACATAAGAGATGCTGTGATTATTGGTTTCATGGCTAATGAATTGATATCCATCGTGGAAAATGCCGGGCTGATGGGAATACCTCTTCCTGGGGTTCTGACAAAAGCCGTAGATGTTTTAAAGAAAAAAGCTGTAACTGAATAATTTGTTGCGACGTCACAACTTGTGGCCTAGGTTAATCCTGGGCCTTTTTCATTTGAAGGAGGAAGTTATCATGGAAATACATCAGTTATTAACACCTTACAACTATTCAAGCGGTGATACTAACCGTATTAAGTATATTGCAATCCATTATGTTGGAGCCTTGGGCGGAGCGGAAGCAAACTGCAAATACTACGCTTCACAGTACATCGGAGCCAGCGCCCATTATTTTGTAGGCTTTAGCGGTGAAGTCTGGCAGTCCGTAGAAGACAAAAACATTGCTTGGCATTGCGGTGCCAAAACCTATAAACACCTGGAATGCCGTAACAGCAACAGTCTGGGAATTGAGCTGTGTGTCAGAAACAAAGGCGTCCAGGCCGATACAAGCCGGGACTGGTACTTTGAGGACGCCACGGTACAGGCAGCCATTGCACTAACCAAGGAGCTGATGGCGAAGTATAACATACCTGCAGATCGTGTGATCCGGCACTATGATGTGACCGGGAAAATCTGTCCGAATCCTTATGTTTATAATCACACTCAGCATACCTGGGACGCATTTAAGGCGGCTCTGATATCAAGACCGGCTGAATATACCTACGGTTGGAATCGGGATAAAAACGGCTGGTGGTACGCTGACACTAAGACTACTTATTATAAATCTTGCTGGCAGGTCATAAATGGCCACAAGTATTATTTTAACCAGGACGGATATGCCCTTACCGACTGGCAAGAGATAGACGGTAAGTGGTATTATTTTGAGCCCAGAGCTGGTCACAATCTGGAGTGTGCGCTTTATGTATCGGATCAAGTGGGGGTACAAATGCCAGGACGGTTCTAGAATAGTAACATCAAATTCAATTGTAAAATAATTCAACAAAACTGTTGACTAATTTTACAGTAAGTTGTATAATGCAAATGTGAGAGGCCACTCAACCTAAGGAGGGTGAATACAATGTTAACAGCATTTGGAAGATTTTTAAGAAAGCTGCGAATTGATAATGGAGAACTCTTGAAAGACATGTCTGAAAAATTAAACATAACTGTAGCATATTTATCTGCAGTGGAGAATGGTAAGAGAGAGATACCCGAAAAATGGCTAGACATTATTAGGGAATCATATGACCTTAGCGACAAGCAATTTCGTGTTATGCAGGAAGCAGCATATGAAAACAAAAATGATATCTCTATAACCTTAAAAAAGGGTGATGCATATGACCGTAATCTTGTTTTGTCATTTGCGAGGGAATTTCGTGATTTAACTAAAGAAGAGAAGGCGGATATTATGCAAATATTAAAGCGAAACAAATAGCAGAAAGGTAGGAAAAGTATTGGGTGAATGTAGACTTGCAGATCCACTGTCAAGAAGAGACATAAGTGAAATGGCACGACTTGTAAGAAAATTAATTGGGTGGGAAAATGAAAATAAATTTCCAATAATTCAGTTTATAGAGTTAATCTTACCTCAAATTATTCCAGAGTTTCAGCTAATTATTGAAACTAAAGATAAAATGGGGGAGTGTCATGGATTGACATACCCTGAAAGAAAGATTATTAAACTACGAGATGATGTTTACTTAAGAGCTGCAGATGGATCTGGAAGAGACCGACTAACGGCTGCACATGAGTTGTTCCATTTGTTACAGCATAATGGTGAAAATATCAGTTTTGCAAGAATGGAAAATGAAAGCGAAATTCCTACCTTTAGGAATCCAGAATGGCAAGCAGATGCGTTTGGTGGAGAATTATTGGCACCTACGTGGATGATTAAGGGGATGTCTGAGGAAGATGTAGCTACTACATTTGGAGTTTCGTTAGCAGCTGCTAAGACCCAATTGAAAAATGCGAATAGGTGTTAAGGATGAAATATCCTTTACATAGAAAAAAACCAGGCACTATGAGATGTCTGGTCACTGCCTAAGTATCACTACTTGTGGCTGGTTAAACTTATTACTTGGTCGTTTTAAGTATAACACCTTAGTGATGCTTTTGCAAGCGATAATTGCAAAGGAGGTTGATATCATGTATATTTTTCGAGCATGGATTACCACTAAAGATGGCACTAAGGTTTATGCCAAGACTTATGGTAAAAAAGCCTTCCGCATCTGGGTAGGTCCAGGTCCGGAACCAGTTAAGAAGAACTAGTTAACTGAAAGGGCACTTTAACCAGCCGAGGTGCCTTTCACTTTTATTTGTGAAAGGAAAAAATGATATGGCAAAAACAAGAACAAGTATTAGAGGACAACAACATAAGAAAATTGTACCGGTTAAATCATATACAAAAAAAGATGGTACAAGAGTTGGTGCGCATAGACGATCGACTCCCAACTGAATTTTAAGATGACTGGGGAGGGGAAGTTTCCCCTTCTCTTAATGAATACTAAACTAGGGAATAACAGATAAGTTAAGGATAAAACCATAATAATGGAGATGGAAATATGAAAATGTTTGAATTTACCGGTTTAAGAATTTTACATAATGATATGAAGATCGTTGGAGAGAAAAGAGCAATTTTCACCTTTGAGTATAACAAGAAAGGTTTTAGTTGTATTTTTTTGACGGATATTACGCCATATAGATTATATTTGACAACTCTTGGCACTGAGCCGATAGTTTTTGAGTTTGAGGTGTATTCTGGATATAAAGTAAAATGTTATATAGAAGAAGTTGAATACAAGAAATTAATTAAATATCTTAGTTTGGAATATAGTTCTGTTCATAAATTTATGCCAATAGATTTTTTTGAAGCTTTAAACAGGAAAATACCTATAAAATTTGATAATAGACCAAGTTATTCAGAAGTCATTAAAGTTGCATCTAAGCGTAGGCGTATTGAAGAAATGGATAAAGTATATTTTTGTGGCTGGAGAAGAAATCCAATAGGAAGCAAAGTTAGTATAGAGAACTTAGAAAAAATAAGAAGTGCTTTTGGTGAAGAGACAGCAAGGATAAGTAAGGAAAAAAACATAAGCTCTTGTTGGACAGATCAAAAGGGTGATGAGACATTAAAGAAGCTAAGTGAATTAAATGCTATGTGAGCACATAAACTTAATAAATTTCAGTTGAAATGCGCTTTGTATAAAAAGACAGGTATCCAGTATACGGAGCCTGCCTTTTTATATTAGCAATATCCACCTACTATCCCTAGATAAAAAACAATCTTAAATCCATATTTGCTGCCACCTATTACAGCCTTGTAATTATACCTATACACACGGCACCTTTTATAACCTTTGCTTGCTGTGCTTAATATCTTATAGTACGCTCTGTTTATAAACTAACATTATTTGGATTTTGCAAGATTGTACTATCTACGACATAAGTCTAAGAAAATAACCTTTGTAAGTATACCTGATTTTGTGCAAATAGAAGTAGTCAAAATGTAGTCAAGTACCCCCTAAATGCTGATAAAATAAGGGAGGATTTAACACCATTGGCAATGATGTGAAGGTGGTTACATGGGAGATTAAAGAAAAATACGCACTGCTCTACAAGTACCATGGAAAAGCTGTGAGATTTTGGATTGTAACATCGGTGATATTGCTGATCATTGGCCATAAAAAGTAGTTAGACATCTAATGTTTTCGATAGCATTAATTACTGATATCTATTAAGTACACACGAATTAGCTCATATGGAGATCGTAGCAGCAATTGTTCACCAGCTTACCAGAAACCTTACACCAGAGCAGGTAGTAGAATCTGGCTTTGGACCGTACTATATTGATCATACAACAGGTATCTGGCCTCAGGCAGCAGGTGGAATTCCCCAGAATGCTTGTGAATTCCAGTCAAAGGGTGATCCCATTACTGATTTAGTAGAAGATATGGCAGCAGAGCAGAAAGCGCGCAGTACTTATGATAACATTCTGCGTGTCATAACAGATCCCGAAATATGTGATCCGATACGTTTCTTAAGAGAAAGAGAAGTCGTTCATTTCCAGAGATTCGGTGAAGCACTCCGCATCACTCAGGATAATCTGGATAGCAAGAACTTCTACGCATTTAATCCAAGTTTTGATATTAGAAAACCATGCTAA